ACCCGGAAACGGGCCTGCTTAACCTGAAGGGGAAAAACGCCATTGGCAAAGGCCAGGTGTATACCCAACAGTTTGATGCTCAGGTCGAGCAGATCGCCGGATCACTCCCTGACGAGCAATCACGCAACGCGTTTTTGCAGCAGGCGCAGCAGCAGCGCATCCAGTTTGCCAGTCAGGCCGGACGGCATGAAATCGGGCAAATCAACGATTATGAAGAAGGCCAGTTTCAGGCAACCTTACTGAACAACGGCAAGATGGCAGCAGGCATGTACGGCGACAACGCCGCTTACGTCTCTGCTAACCAGCAAACGTTCCAGCAGATTGAGCAGTACGGCGCCGCGCATGGATGGAGCGATGAGCAAATCCAGGCGAAGAAAATAGAGTTCAAAGAGAAGGTGGCTGATACCGCGCTGTCGCAATGGGCTGCCAATAACGCGATCGGGTTTATCGAGAGCAACGGCGAGCTGAGCGACACACCTGCCGGTTCTCGCCGTGCGGTATCAGGTGGTGCCGCGGGTGTTCGTGGCATCCGCAACAACAACCCGGGTAACCTTGAATACAGCGAGTCTAACCCTTGGGTAGGGCAGGCGGGTAGTGATGGCCGGTTTGCCAAATTCGAGACGCCAGAGCATGGGATCCGTGCGCTGGGCCGCAACCTGATTTCCTACCAGAAACAGGGCGTGGACACGGTTAACGACATCATCAACCGTTGGGCACCTCCTGAAGATAACAATGATACCGCCTCTTATATCCAGGCTGTGTGCGCACAACTTGGCGTGGAGCCAAATCAGCCAGTTAATGCCTCCGATCCTGATACCCTGAAAGCGCTTTGCGCCGCGATAATCCATCACGAAAACGGAGAGCAGCCATACAGCGCGCAGCAAATCAGCGCTGGTGTGAATGCCGCCCTGGGCGTTACCGATCTACCAACCAGCAACAAACGCTATACCGGCAATGCCGCATTCGACGCTGCCAGCCCTCAGGCGCAGGCGGCTTTCCTTCGCCAGTCAGAACAGATGCGCAACCAGCAACAGGCCGAATACCGTGCCTTGCTGGATGGCCGCGTGCGTGATGCCAATGCTGCATATCAGCGCGGTGTTGAGTTTCCCAACGCCCCATCACAGACAGATTTTATGGCGGCCTACGGGGTGCGCGAGGGTAACGCCCGCTACACTGAATTCCGCAATAACCAGATCGCCGGCCAGTATATCGGCGCGTTTCGCACACTCCCAACCAAAAGTATTGAATCCGCCGTTAAGGGGCTGGAACCTGGGACCGGGGAAACAGGAGAAGGGTATGCAGCGCGCGCCCAGACGTATGACGCCGTTGTGCGCGCTGCCGGTGAGGTTATCCGCCAGAGGCAGGCAGATCCGGTTCAGTTCTCCCTTGCTTCAGGGCAGTCAAAGCCCATCAACCTTAACGACCAGGCTGGTTTCGCCGAAACAATCGCCCTCCGCGCTTCGCAGGTTGAAGGCCTGGCGCAGTCATACGACACGCCGTTGACCTTCTTTTCCAAAGATGAGGCAAACCAGATCGGCGCATTCTTCCGCGACGCGCCAGTCTCCCAGCAGTCCGCTTATCTTGACGCCATTCATAAAAGCACTGGCGGCGGTAAAACCTATATGGCCGCACTACAGCAGATCAGCGTAAACGCGCCGTCGGCGGCTGTGGCTGGCATTCTGATGGATAAGCCTGGCGGTATGGTGGCGGAAAAAAACTGGTTTAACCCTGACGTTAACGTGTCTCCTGATATTGCATCACAGACGATCCTGGCAGGTGCGGCGGCGCGCAAAGGCACCAAAGAAGTTAAAGGCATGGTGATGCCGAAAGAAACCGACATGCGTCTTCAATTTACCGACACAGTACAGGATGCTTTCGCCGGTGACGCGCAGGGCGCAACGATGGCTTATGAAGTGGCTAAAGATTATTACGCTGGCGTCATGGCTAAAAAGGGTGATTTCTCAGGGGAGCTTGATGCCAGCGTCTGGAAGCAGGCGATCAACGTGGCCACAGGCGGCACGTATGACTATAACGGCATGGGCAACGTATTGCTGCCGTGGGGAATGTCGTCCGAGCAGTTTGATAAGCAGGTCAACCAGGCATGGGAAAGCCAGATAGTTAAAGCCGGTATTAAGGCACCGCAAGGCCAGTATGGTTTGCAAAGTTACGGCGATAGCCAGTACCTGATTAAGCTCGGCACCGGCTACCTTCTGAAGGATGACGGAACACCGGTGATCCTTGATCTTACTCAGCAACGTCAGCGCTTTGCCGGAGGTATCCCACAATGAGTTATTTTGGACTCAATACGGTAAATCAGAACCAGCAACTGGATACCGCCGCGTCAAATCCAGCGGGTTTACCGAGCAATAACGATATCGGTTTTTTTGATAATGCTGGTGGCGCAGCGCTGTCCGGGCTTTATTCAGGCCTGGTGGCGAAACCAGATCAATTATTGTGGGCTGGTGTTGATACCGTCGTTTCTCCGATCGCGCAGTTCATCAACGAAAACACATCAATTCGTGACACGTCACAAGAGTTTATAGCGGAGCAACGAAAGCTGGCGCAGGAGCAGGTAAAGCGGCTCACGCAAGACGCTGCTACAACCGGCACAGCCGGGCAGGTGCTTAACGGTCTGTTTGATATGGGGTCGCAGGCGGTGGTGGGTACTGCGCTTGGCGGGCCTCTTGTTGGTGCAGCAGCTGTAACCTCAGGTCAGGGGTTTTCAGAGTTCGAGCGCCTGCGTGCTGAAGGTGTGGACGTGGCAACGGCTCAGGATGTGGCGCTGGTTCACGGTATTACCGCCGGTGCCGGAACCCTGATACCAATGAGCCTGGGCCTACGCGCTGGCGGAGCGCTGGCGGAAAGCGTGGGAGCGCAGATTGCCCGCGGCGGCGAAAGCGCCGCGCGTAACGTACTGGCGGCCACCGCCCGCGCCGTGCCGGATATCGCATACGCCGCCGGAACAAACGTTGCGTTCGGCATGGCTCAGCGCGGTCTCACTGCATCAACGCTGCGGAGTGGCGGTTACGATGAGATGGCAGCGCAATACGATGTTTTTGACCGCCAGGCGCTGGCGATCGATGCGGTACTGGGCGTTGCGTTCGGTGGCATAGGCCGTTTCGTGAATGCCCGGGGCGAATCCGTTCGCCCACCCGAGTTTTCGCCCTCTGATGTGGATGCGGCGCTGGCTGCCAACGCATCACAGCATGCTGAATTCGATGTGGCGCCAGGCGTGCCGGTTAATGTTCTGTCACGCAACGCCCATATTCAGGCGCTGCAAAAAGCAATGCGTGATGTGAGCGAGGGAAACCGTGTAGACGTGGCCAGCATTGCCGATGCTGCCGATTTCAGCTCAGTTCCTGCCAGGCGTAACCTGATATCTCAGGCCATAGACGAATCGTTATTTAACGCCGAAGTAGGTGCCACCTCCCGCGCCGTGGAGACACGCATTCTGGAAGAACAGGCGGCGCAGGTATTGCCGCTGGGCGAACGCAAAGCGCTTCAGTCTGAGATCGCCAATGGCGAACGCATACATGGCAATCTTAATGAAGATCGGGCCGCCATTCTGGCAGAGGAGCCTGGCGGAAGTGGGAAGGATCTGGCGCAGGCAAGGGCAGATAAGCAAACTCGACTGCGGGCTGTAGATCAACGAATCAGTGAAACAACCACCCGACTGGAAACAGCCAGAACCGTTCTGGCACCGCATGAACCCGGCGGAGCTAACTTTGAGGCGCGGGCAGAACTGGCGCGCAGGCAGCAGGCGGAAACGGATCTGAATACTCAGGCGATGGCCTATTACAAAACTGCTGATGTGTTAACCGCAGATGAGGCAGCACCGCTCAATACCACCCGCACATTAACTCAGGTTGACCAGCAGCCTGCCCATGACATTGACCTTCAGTTTGCGGAAGATTCACTGGCGGCATCGCCGGACATGTTGATCACGATGCTGGATGATGACGGTAATCCGCAGTCCCGCAGCGCCCGCGAAGTGCTTGAAGAAGCCAAACGCGAGAACGAGCAGGCGATCCAGGATTCCAGCCTGTTTGATGTGGCTGTAGCGTGTTTCTTGAGAGGATAATTATTCATGCGCCAGGAATGTATTAACGCAGTACAACAGGCAGCGCAGCGCACCCTTACCGCTCGCGAAATCCAGAATATCGAAGATCGCATTTACCGCAATATGCGCCAGCTTGCACGTAATGATCCGGCATCCTGGCGGCAGATGACTGATGCGGAACGACTGCGCCGCGCCGGACAACTGGCGGCTAACGAGTTACAGCAGGAAGCTGGCCTGAAGCGCCGCCGTGTTGCCCTGACCATTGCCGCACGCCAGCGCCTTGACGCATTCATTAACAGCTACCAGGGCACCGACGGAAAGCTGGGGGCACTTAATCGCACCATCGCATTCAGTGCTGACGGGAAATCGAATTTCCTGTCTGTCGAGTCGCGCGGAAAGGCCACGCGTGATTATGCGCTCAGCCAAATCCAGGAAGCGTTTGAAGCCGTTGATCCCCGCTTTTTCCACCTTTTCGAAGATGAAAAGGGAGTCCGTGATCTGGTATTCGAAATTCGCGGGCAGGACACGGGCAACGTCAAGGCTAAGAAGGGGGCAAAGGCCTGGGCAGACGTTACTGAACTACTGCGCCGCCGGTTCAACGATGCAGGTGGTGATATCGGCTATCTGGAAAACTGGGGCATCCCTCAACACCACTCAATGGAGAAGGTCGGAAAGGTATCAAAAGAGAAGTGGGTAAGCGATGTGATCGGCAAACTGGACCGAAAATATTACATCAAAGAAGACGGCCAGTTGATGAGCGACGCGGAGGTTACGGCGTTCCTCGGCGAGGCATACAACACGATTGCTACTGGTGGTCTGAACAAGCTGAGCGATTCCGGTCTGCGCTTGTCCGGAGCACGGGCCAATCGCGGCAATGCGTCACGCCAGATTCATTTTAAGGATGCTGATTCCTACCTTGAATACCAGAATCAGTACGGTGACCGCTCCCTGTGGGAAGTGATGGTAGGGCATCTGGAGGGAATCAGCAAAGATATTGCGCTGGTGGAAACATACGGGCCCAACCCGGATCATGTTTTTCGCTCTATTCTTGATGAGGTGACGGCGGAAACCGCCACAGCGAATCCGCAGAGCACCGGGAAAGTGAAGCGCCTGGCGAACAGTACAGAGAACCTTTACAACTTTATTTCTGGTAAAACTCAGCCAATAGCCAACCCTCATATAGCGCAATGGTCGGATAACATCCGTAACTGGATGGTGGCGAGCCGACTCGGTTCCGCGCTGCTGGCGTCGTTCTCTGACCTTGGCACCATGTACCTTTCGGCGAAAGTCACCAATTTGCCGATGAACCAGCTTTTCCGCAATCAGCTTGAAGTGATGGACCCGACAAACCGTACTGAGCTGGCCCGCGCACGCCGCGCCGGCCTGGCAATGGAATCCCTGCTGGGCAGCGTTAACCGCTGGGCAATGGATAATATGGGGCCGTCCAAATCGCGGTGGGCAGCAACCGCAGTAATGCGGGCCAGCGGTCTTACCGCATGGTCAGACGCGCATAAGCGTGCTTACGGCGTAACGATGATGGGCAGCCTGGGCGAGGTCGTTTCACGATCGCCGGATCTGCGCAGCCTCGATGACGCCGATTTCCGTATTCTGAAAAGCAAGGGTATTACAGAGCAGGATTTCAGCGTGTGGAAGCTGGCAGACCAGGAAGACTGGGGGAAAGGCAACAACACTATGCTGACGCCGGAGAGCATCATGCGTATTCCTGACGACGCGGTGAAACACCTGGGAGCGCCGGAGCGGGTTAAATTCGAGGCTATGCGTAAGCTGCTTGGCGCGGTGGCGGAGGAGGTGGACATGGCGGTGATTACGCCTGGCGCCAGAGAGCAGATGATCACCGGTGGTGGCCTGCAACGCGGAACCTGGAAAGGCGAACTTGTGCGCAGCGTGTTCCTGTTCAAGAGCTTCCCAATCTCGGTGGTCATGCGACATTGGTCTCGAGCCATGGGCATGCCTTCCGCTGGTGGCCGCGCTGCCTATATCGGTACGTTTATCGCCAGCACAACGATCCTTGGCGCACTGTCGCAGCAATTAAACGATATGGCATCCGGACGTAACCCGCGTGAGATGACCGGCGAGGATGCGCCAAAATTCTGGCTCGGTGCATTGCTGAAAGGCGGCGGTCTCGGGTTATATGGCGATTTCCTGCTGTCAGACCACACGCGCTATGGCGGCGGCGCTCTTGCGTCAATGCTCGGCCCGGTGGCTGGACTGGTGGACGATGTGGTTAAACTGGGGCAGGGCATCCCGCTTAACGCTGTTGAAGGAAAACCAGAACAGACCGGCGGTGATCTGGTTAAACTTGGTAAGGGGCTCATCCCCGGCGCGAATCTTTGGTATGCAAAAGCAGCGCTTGACCATATGATATTTAACCAGTTACAGGAATACTTCTCGCCTGGCTACCTTCGTAAGGTAGAGCAGAGATCGAAGAAGCAATTTAATCAAACATACTGGTGGCGACCGCAGGATGTTACGCCTGAATAGGGATGGTGAATGAGAAATATATTTAAAACAGAGCGTCCTATTATTGCATTAATTCTTGGCGCTTTTTTGCTCCTTAAGGTTATTTCAGGTGCAGGGCTTTTCTTTAATACTCATGGTATTGTAAGCGCAATTATAGGGGCTGAAATTGTATTTATTTTATTCGTTATTTATGGAATGAATAAAAGAGGTGGCGGAGAAGCATCAATTAAAACTCTGATTATGTTTACCGTCTCAGTCATTTTTCTTGATTTCGCAGCGATATTCGTTGTTCTGAATGGAAGCGCTCTCAGAAGTGAGTATATAGCAAGAATTGTTGGTGGTGAGTTAACTTATGTATTGACGGTTATATATCTTGCCTTTTCAAAGAAAATGAAAAGATTCAAATCTTTTCAGTGAAGTAATGGCCGCATTGCGGCCATTCTATTACTTGCCGCCAGGGCGAGAATCAGCCGAACGCTCACCGCAGCGAGAACCATCGCTGGCCGTGTCGTAATCATGCTGGCAATTTCCTGCAAAAGCCTGACCCACCGACCCCAAAGACAATAAAACAAGAAGTAAAGCAAACGCCTTTTTCATTCTCTGGATCTCATCTAAACCATCGGGTGATGGCTATCGTATTGTAGCCCGAAGAAAGGCATTGGTTTAGGCTCTACGTCAAACTATCTGGTTTGCTTCCTGATAATGGCCGCACAGTAATCCAGGTGAGTCGACACATCGTCAAGAGACATTTTCGTGCTTACCACATAGTTGATAAGCGCTACCAGTTCGGCCATCGCGCCGCCGACGTCATGCCCATCATCGTCCAGTTCTCTAAGCAATTCCATAAGTTGGGAATTTTCAACCAGGGATTGGACGCCTCCCGGCGTGTGTACTTCTTGAGCATATCCAGCTTTAAGGGGCTTGTTGTACGGACGTGGCATAACATCGTCTCCATGAATGTACTGTATGGATATACATATACCAAATGGTGGGGCTTTTATCCAGCACAAACGATAATTACCTTAATGGTAATAAGATTTTATTTTGTAACTTGTTTGATTCATATACGGATTGGTGGGTTATAGAATAACCAGATATGGCCGCGCGCCGGGCGCAGCAATCATCTGGAGAACTGACGATGACGGTCTCGACCGAAGTTAACCACAACGAGTACGCATGCAATTGTATTACCACCACATTCCCTTATGCGTTCAGAATTTTTCATTCCAGCGACTTACTGGTTACAACCAGCGACACCAATGGCACGCTGCGCACACTTACCTTAAATACTGACTACACAGTTTCTGGTGTTGGCTCCTACTCTGGAGGCACGGTGATACTGCCTGTACCCCTAGGGGATGGGTGGGCCATCTCTATTGAGCGTGATCTGCCGGTTGTCCAGGAAACCGATCTACGCAACCAGGGGAGATTCTTTGCTGAAACTCATGAGAGCGCGTTTGATTATCTGACTATGCTGATCCAACAAAGTTTCGGATGGCTTCGTCTCGCGCTTCTGAAGCCTAATTTTCTTGCGCGTTATTACGACGCTAAGCAAAATAAAATTTCAAATCTTGCGGATCCTGAACTGTTACAAGATGCAGTCAATAACCGCACCATGCGCAATTATGTTGATTCAGCAATCGCTGGGGTAATCGGTGGTTTCGGTTGGTTTATTCAGAACGGAGCAGGTGCTGTTTACCGAACTTTTCAGGACAAGATGCGTGATCGTTATGATGTTCGCGACTTCGGGCAGCTTATTGTTGGAGCTGATAACTCTGCAGTATTTCAAAAAGCAGCGCTTACTGTTTATCAAAATGGTGGCGGGGTAATCAATGTGCCACCAGGGGTGTGGTATGCGTATGGTATAACGCTATATTCCAATGTCTATTGGCAAGGTGCGGGTAAGGGTGCGACAGTGCTTACTCAACCTGCCGGTAAAAACTCTGACATTTTTATTTCACATAATTTTTTTGAATTTACGGGTATTGGTCCGCTAGTTAATGCTCCGAAAAATTTCGGGATATCTGATATCACAGTTAATGGAAATTACCTTGAAAATTATACGCTCGCAGCACTGGACGGTGACACAACAATTAATAACTCTATAGGTTTCGGCGTCCGTGTTTTTGGTAGTAAATATCACATTGATATAGAGGTGGTTAATTGTCCTCAGGTTGGCTTTTACTCTGAGGCGTTCAACTATACAGGCTATGGATATGAGCAGGATTCTACATTACGCTTATCAGGCCGCGTCTTTGGTAAAGAGGCCATTGTGTTCCGTGGACCTGCCGACATTAATATTGAGCACGTAATTATTGGTTGTCCCGGTTGGTTACCTACTGAAGCCGCACGTCAGTCTTCGGTCGTAATGTCCGATTTGTTTCCTGGTGAACCGGTGCATGTGATGGTTTCTGATGAGACAGTTACCGGGGCGTCAAGGTACAACGGGCATCATGAATTCACTTTCATGCACCTTTACGGTAATTACAGCGGGTATGGCTACAAAACCATTAATACCGGACGGCTCAAAGGGTCACATCTCGTCTGTGAAAACTGTCGAGGAGGGGCGTATTTCGGGAATCGGGTGTGGGGTGAAATCAGCATCATAGAGTGCCATAACAATGGTCGTAACCCCGGCACCCTGTCCGGAACTCTGGAAGTTTTACCTGATATCGATAACACCTCTCTCCAGTCATTTAGCTTCAACGCAACAATCCGCCGCACTAAAATGGAGGCAGTTACATATATAGGTCTCAGATCGTCTGGCAAGCAAACTAGAGCGAATGTGAACTACTATCCAATCGGAACTATCCCTGATAATTCTCCAGTGGCACTTATTACGTCTCAGGATAGTGAATACGATATTATGCTTACAGGGGTATCTGGTGATGCCGTTTCTGTATCTGGTGTTAATAACAGGATTGCTGTTAGTGCAAGTGATGTGACTGGTGGATCAGTTGTTAAGCGTGTTTCAGGTGGAAGCAGCCAGAACCGAAATAACGACATCAGAATTAACGCTCATAATGTTGCAAATATACTTAACCTCGATGGGCTGGTTACCACTGAAAGCTTCAAAATTTTAGGCGAGCTTAATTCTGGGCAAACAGTCATATCTGGCAGTGCTATCGATATGGTTAATCGTGGAATATCTCTCGATATTGCCGCAAGGGTAAGTGGTGTGCTTGCTACATCATACGATGTTGGTCGGGTAAATCTCGACAACACTGTTACCACTGAGCAAACCATATCGGTAAACCATAATTATTTTCAACAGCCAGATGCGGCTCAGGTTTCATTTAATCTCTATGACCCATCCCCGACCTATACTGGCGCTATGCAATATATCTATCTGCAAAACGTAACAGCAACACAGCTGACTTTTGTCTACAAATTATCATCAACAGGATCTTCGGGACCATTAGTGCTTTGCTGGAGAATTCAGTAATCATCATCAGCGTCTTTGGACGCTGAATAGATAACAACTAAAGCGATGAGTACCGCTGCGGCAAGGATGCCTATAACCCACCACAGGGTTATTCCCATGAGATATATTCTCTTACGGAAAGCTATTGATAGTTAATTTATTGTCTTTTGTTAAAAAATACCGTGCGTCAGGTTATAAACCAGGAAGCAAATTAAGAACATTTTAGGGTAATTATTATCCGCAAATGGTTTATTGTGTATGATGAACCTCATCTTCTAAGGGGGCTATCATGGACAATAAACGGTGGTTATCATGAATACCACGCTCACGGCAGATTCGTTAAATCAAGGGCTAAGCCTCAGTGCATTGGCTTCTGTACTGGCTGGGGTTCCCCCGGAGGTTGCCCTTGGTGCTCTGGCAGGGGCGGTAATATTTGTTACCTCTGCGGTGGAATATCCTATAAAACGACGATTGCTTTTATCCTTTCTCAGCTTTCTTTGCGGACTTCTTTTTTACAAACCCACAGCATCAATTCTCATCGGTGTAGCCAGTTTAATCCCAACCATTACAGCAGATTCATTTGAGCGCGGGATTGTCTTTTCTTCGGGTGCATTTGTCGCATCAATTGTCGCTGTTCGGATTGGCATCTGGCTTTATCACCGTTCTGATAACCCACGGGATTTGATCAGGGGGCATGACGATGACCAGTCATGAGTTTTGGCTACTTGCAAATTCGGTAATCTGCGGCGCTATCGCATTCCGGGTTCTTCTATTTCGCCGCCAGGGTTCCCGCCACCGGTGGTGGGGTGGATGGCTGGCGTACCTGCTTATTGTCGTGGCTGCCAGCGTACCGATCCGGACGTTCTACGGCTATTACATCTCAGCGGACTGGTCTGAGGTGATTATCAAAGGCGTGTTCCTGGCTGCCCTGATAAAGACAAAAGGGAACGTGGTGCAAATATTTAAAATGTCGAGGTCATGACCATGGATATTACTCAGTTTCAACGCGCCGCCGGGATCAGTTCTGAGCTGGCTAAACGCTGGTATCCGCATATCACTGCCGCAATGCAGGAGTTTCGCATTATTAAGCAAGACGACCAGGCAATGTTTATTGCGCAGGCCGGGCATGAAAGCGGCGGCTTTTCGCGGTTGACGGAAAGCTTCAATTACAGCGTAAGCGGGCTTGCCGGATTTATCAGGGCAGGTCGATTAACGCAGGCGCAGGCGAACGCGCTAGGTCGCCGTCAGGGAGAACCTGCCGTGCCGCAGGAGCGACAGCGCGCCATTGCTAATCTGGTGTACAGCAAACGCATGGGCAATAACGGCCCATCAGATGGCTGGACTTTTCGCGGGCGTGGCCTGATTCAGATTACCGGCCTGACGAATTACCGCGACTGCGGAAACGGGTTGAAAGTAGATCTGGTATCGCAGCCTGAGCTGCTGGCGCAGGACGCGTACGCGGCCCGCAGTGCGGCATGGTTCTTTGCATCGAAAGGATGCCTGAAATATACGGGCGATCTGGTTCGTGTCACGCAGATAATCAATGGTGGCCAGAATGGAATTGATGACCGCCGGTCACGATACTCCACTGCCCGTAAGGCATTTTTATGATTTGGGTCTTCGTCAAAGCCTACTGGAAACATCTGCTTATTGTAGCGATGCTTGCTGCACTGGTGGCCGGCGGCATTGTCGCCTGGAACGTTCACGGTGACAGGCAGTACGAAGCCGGGTATGCGCAGGCGCAGGCAGATCAGAAACAGGCCGATGATAAAGCCAGGTCACAACGTGATCAGGAGAAAACACAAATTGAACGTGAAGCACAATCCCGTATCGATGTGGCGCGTGTTGATGCTGAGCATGCTAATACCGCTGCTGACGGCCTGCGCGCCGAGCTTGACAAAACCAAGCGACTCGCCGAACACTATACCGG